CCTCCCAAAGGGAAAGAATCGTTTCCGGTTTTCATTCCGTCCGGCCATTGCCGGCGCGTCTACCGCGTCAATGATGACGAAACTGAAGGCACTGTACTGCCGCCCAAATACCAGAAAGAGGCCCTGAAGCTCGGGTGCGTCTTTGTTGGCCAAGCCTACGAGGATGACGACGAAGGGGATCGCCCTGCATCCAGCGAACAGCTCATCGTCGACGCTATCGAGGTCCTGGTGTCGCGCGGCGAACCTGAGGATATCGATGGTGCAGGCCGACCCAAGCTTCAGGCAGTCAAGAAGCAGGCTGGCTTCAACATCACCCGCGATCAACTGAACTCGGCCTGGGCCACGTTCAAAGAGTCGCTGGAATAAGTCATGGCCTACGATACCGTCGAATCCCTCATCAAGGCCTTCCGTGAAGACGAGAAGGACACGAAGCAGCCGTATTTCTGGTCGGACGACCAGCTGGTGCGCTGGACGAATGAGGGGTTGACGGAATTCGCCGAGCAGTCGCAAAGCTTCTACGACGATGAAAGCGACGCCACGCTGATCCCGTACAGCGCTGGCGAGCATCGTTTCGAGCTTGATCCGTGCATTCTGGATGTCGTGAACGCATGGCTTGAGGGTAGCCCTTCATGCCGTCTGGAGCGGTGCCGCGACGACTATCGCCCGCATTACTGGATGGCCTACGGCGGCTGTGGCTCTCACTTTCACTTCAACCCGGTCGGCATTCTCAAGCTTCACCCGACGCCGACCGCGGCTGGCGAGATCCGCCTGCAGGTCATTCGCCGTCCGGTGCGCGAGCTGGGCAAGTGCGACCGCATCCCCGACATGCTGCCGTCCGATCGGCGCCATCTTCTGCTGTACCTGGCCTACAAGGCTTACAACGTCAGCGATGGCGAAACCTTCGACAAGGCCAAATCGAACAACCGCTATGCCGAATTTCTCACCAAGTGCCAGGACGCGCGTGAGGCCTCCATTCTGCGTCGCGGCGCCTGTACTCGTCCGATCCGGAGCAACTGGTGATGGCGAGCAATAGCGCCTGGTCGGGCGGCATCAACAATCGGGCAAACTTCCGGGACTGCCGGACGGGTTTGTCCGTGATCTGCTGAACCTTGACCCTTTGGTGGGTGGCGTTCTCGGGGTGCGTGCGGGTTACGAACAGCGATACGCGGCCAGCAAGGCTCGCGGCGCGCTGTCGGTCGGCAGCAAGATTCTGTTCGCCGATGACGCGTCGCTGATCTGTTTCGACACCTTGACCAATAGCGCAAACGTTCTTGCCCAGATTGCCAATGGCGGTCGGCTGGCGGGCGCGGTGCTGAACGAAGAGCTTTTCTTCTGCACGGCCACCGAGACCCTGCGTTTTGACGGCTCGACGTTGCGCGCTTGGGGTGTGCAGACGGTCAGCAACCAACCTGTGCCCACTGTCACCTCTGGGGGTATGCCCGCGGGCACGTACCAGGTCGCGATGACGCTGGTGAACGCCAATGGCGAAGAGGGTGGTTCGGTAAATCCGATTCAAATCACTGTTTCGGACAATTCCGGGTTGTACTTTCCCGCTCCAGCCCTGCCGTCCGGGCATACCTGCCGGGTCTACGTCGGATCGAACAGCGGAGAGACTCTGTATCAGCAGTACGAAGGTGTCGGGGAGTTCTACGTCACGACCGTGAACGACGATACCGCGCGACTGGAGACGCTTAACCTGCGCGAGCCGGTGGGGGGGATCAAATCGCGGCGCTGGGTTCGATGCTGCTGATCGCCGACGGGAAAACGCTCTGGCACACGCTGCCAATGTCACCACACCTGCTCGACAAAGCCACATCGTTCTTCCAATACCCCTCATCGATCAGCGTCGTCCTGCAGGTCGATGGGGGCGTGTTCGTGTGCGCGGACAAAACCTATTTCCTTCAAGCGCCCGGTTCGTCGGATGTCATTCAGCGAAAGGTGCTGGAGCACGGCGCGGTTTCTGGCACGGGTTCAATCCTGCCGGATGGTCGCGCTACCTGGATGACCCAATACGGGCTTGCCGTGGGTGCCCTCGACGGAAGCGTGACCCTGCTCAGCCAGAACAATTTCGTTCCGGAGCAGGCGTCGGCCGGGGCGTCAGGCGTGATCGATCACAACGGCAACCAACTGGTCGTCACCAACTTTACCGGCCAGCGCGGCCCAAACCCGCTGGCTGCCAGCGATTACTACGAAGCGGAGATCGTCACCCCATGACCGACATTCCAGAAAGCCTGGCAAAGTTCGGCTTTGTCTACAAAGGAGAGGTCGTGTCGCCAGATGGCGAGGTGATCAGCTCCGGCAGTTACAGAAACATCATTCCGCAGTCGGGCATTGACCACATCGTGGGCCTGCTGCGCGGTACTGGCACGCTTAACTCCAGCTGGTACGTCGGCGTCGGCGCATCGAACTACGTGCCTACCAGCGCGACAACCTCTGCCGACCTTGCCGGATCGGTCGGCGAAAGCGTTGCGTATTCGCAGGCGACCCGACCCGCTTGGGATAACACCTACGACGGCACGTCCAGCGTCGGCAATCTGAACGCCAAGGCCGAGTTCACGTTCTCCACTGCGACTCGGTTGTACAGCGGCTTCCTGAGCTCGAATTCGGGCAAGGGCAGCAACAGCGGCATCCTGCTGTCCATTTCGCGCTTTGCGTCGCCGTATGACGTCCCGGCCGGTTCCACCTTCCGCCTGGGCATTTCCATCACCCTGCTTTCGGCGACCTGATCATGAGCCTGACACTCTCCGCACGAAACACCATTCTGCCGTTGATCCTGCCCGGCACTGTTTACGTCGCCCTGCACACCAGCAATCCCGGTGATACGGCGTCCGCAAACGAGGTCAGTGACAGCAGTTACGCGCGTCAACCCGCGACGTTCACCATCAATACGGATTCTGGCCTTGCCGTCTCCAACGAAACGCTGACGTTCTCGCTGGCGGCCTCTCACACCATCACCCACATCTCCCTGTGGAGTGCGGCGACGGGCGGAACGGCCGTTGAAAGCCAGACCCTGACGTCCGCCGTCAGCGTCACGGACGGCACGTTCATCATCGGGGCCGGCAATATCACTTTGGGAGGGGTTGCCTGATGAAGCGCAGCACGGGTCTTCGCAATTACATGCTCGCCACTGGCTCGTTCGCGGGCGCCTTGAATGGCACTGTCATCAACGTTTATTCCGGGACAGTGCCGGCAACCGCTGACGCCGCGCTGGATTCGGCAGTCCTCCTGCTGACCTATTCGCTCAACGGCGCGGGCGGCGGGGTATCCCTCGAGGCGAATGCCGCGGATGGGTCGATTCAGAAAAGCGCATCCGAGGTATGGCAGGGCACCATCGTCGCCTCAGGTACACCTACGTTCTTTCGTATGCAGCAACCATCCGACAACAATGCAAGCAGCCTGACCGCGAATCGTCTGCAAGGCACGGTTGGTCTGCAGGAAACCGATCTGGTGGTCAGCAGCACCACCTGGACCGCGGGCGATGAACGCAAGCTGAACTACTTCACCGCCTCTATCGCCGCCGGTTAATCGGGAAGACCGCTATGTCCAACCGAATCACAAAGCGGTCGAGAACTACCTACATTGCGGCCATCCCAGCAGTTCCGGCGCGTCCGGGGTACTGCGTCACAACGACCGGTTCGACCGTCAAGTACGTGCATGTCGGTTCTCTCGTGAATTCGGGTGTGGATCTGGCAAGCGGATATCCGATTTATGTGACATACCATCTCGATGCAACCGGCAGGCAGGTGGTGGATGACATCCTGTACCCGATGCTGGTCCGCGATGCTCCTGTCACCGTGTGTTATCCGGCCGAGGCCGCTGTGCCGGGGCAGGAAGCCTCGGTAAACACGGACGGGCAGGTGGGCTGGAATGCGGGCGGGCGAAGTGTCGACGAGCTGCTGACGGACTTTGACGCGTCGTTCAACCTGCCATCTTTCCCCGGTGGGGCAGTTCTCTGTGGTATCGCGCCGCCAAAGGTGCCCATTGGCAGCTTCGAATCCATCGAGCATGGCGTGTACACCGCCGGCGGCGCGATCAAGATCTATGAGTTCGGATCGCTGGTCGCCACCCTGGACGCACTGTCCACCGACAATCCGCTGATCACCATCCGCCGGGTTGCTGGCGTGATCACCTACACGGCTGGCGAATCATCGTATGTCAGCGGGCAAAGTTCTGTCGGTACCAAGAAGCTGACGGCGGCGCTCTATGCAGCTGGCGACTACATCGAGAACCCTGTCGTCAACGCTGTCGCGTCTGGATCATCATTCGCGCCGCTCAGCCTCGGCAACGATGCGCCTTCCTCATATTCGACCACTCTGCTTGACGGGAGCGCGACAGGGCGCAGCGGTACGACGGATATTCCCGAGATCGCGCTTGACGGCATTGTGACCGTCTTCGATATGCAGATGGCGGCAGTCGATCACGCGGTGTTTCACGATCCGGGGATTCTCGCAGCCGACATGACGCCAACCTTCATGGTCTCGGAGGAATTTCAGGCGGGAATTCGCTTCATCATGGACGAACCGACCATCTCGGCGAGCGACACCAGCGAATTACTGAGCCTCAATCTTTTCGAGGGGCTGATCACCGGGTCCAGCTCGGATTTCATCCCGTCCCTGTACGCGACGATCGAGGAGAATCTGTCGATAGGCTCGCTCATCGAGGTGATTGTTGCCATCGATGCAAACCTTGCCGAAGTCCTCACGTTGTCGGCGCCTGCCAGCGCAAATCTCATCCTCGAGACGATCCTGCGAAGCGGGCTAACCATCAGCGACAACGCCTATCAGGCGCGCAATGACGCGGTTGAGTACGTGACCGATCCCGTAACCGGGGTGACCACCGCCAAGAGCCAGGCCATTCAGTACGTCACGAACATCGCGACGGGCGCCGTCACGCGCTACACCGGCTATGGCTTTGGCAGTTTCTGCCGCGTAGGTCAGGACCTTTATGCCACCCGCGCCGATGGTTTATACAAGGTCGGCGGCAGTACCGACAACGGGGATCTGCTTTCCTGCCTGATCGATTTTGCCGCAAATGACCTGGGCGCAAATCAGACAAAGCGCCTGGAGAACATCTTTTTCGGAATTTCCACGGATGGCCGGGCGTATGCCCGCCTCGAAGACGACTTCGGCCGCCAGTTCAGCTATCGACTGATCCAGCGCGACAGCTCCGAGGCTCGCATCGATACGGCCAAGGGCGCTTCGTCACGTTTCTGGAAGCTGCGGCTCGAGATCGAGGAAGTCTCCTACGCGGAAATCGACAACATTGAATGGGTTGCCGCCACGAGCGCCCGGAGAACCAAGCGATGAGCATCGAGAGCACCACCCAGCAGCTTTTCTCCCTGGCCCAGACGGCTACCAGTTATGCGTCGGGCAGCGCCGGGCGAATCAATGTCGTCGGCAAGCCGACGCTCAAGGAAACCGGTTTCTCCTACACGGTCGGCAAGATCAACCTGCAGGAACCGCCCAAATTCAGCGACCTGTTTGGCGGGACCGATAATGCGGCGTCAAACATCGCGAGTGTCAATGGCGAGGTCGCGCAATGGCTGGACACCTATTTCCCATCAATCAACAGCGGGTTTCAAACAGTTCCCGAGGACTACCTTGTAAACGTCATCAGCGGCGTCACCCCGTTCGGCACGTCCAGCACAATCTTCGAGATGGTGTGGCAGCAGGCCCGCGACCGGGCAGGGCGCACCGTGCGGTCGGAGAGAGCAACACTGTCTGCGGCCTTTTCCGCACGCGGTTTCTCTCTGCCGCCCGGAGCACTGATTGATCAATTGGCCCAGTCGGAGCGTCGGGCCACGGATGCGGAGCTTGACGTCAATCGCGAGCAGGCCATCAAAGATGCCGACATCAAAAATCAGATCCTGCAACAAGCTGTCCAGCTCGCTGCACAGTTGAAGCTCGGCATTCTGAACACCGCCGCCGATCTGTTCCGGGCGTACACCAGCCTGTATCAGCTGGATAGCCAGTCCGCCCAGATCAAGGCCTCGTCCTACCAGTCGTTCTATAACGCGCTTTCCAGCTACTACAACGTGGAAGTGTCCATGGAGCAGCTGAAGCTGCGCGCGGCGGAGACGAAGGCTGGCGTTGATAGCGGCATTGATGGAAACCGAATCCAGAACTATGCCGCGGATTCGACAGGGCGATCTCATGCCCAGGCGGCAAACGCGTTCGCCAACATTGCCAACGGCGCAGCAGGTGCCGCCGGTACGCTGGAGGCTCATGTCACAACAGGGTCTTCATCGTGACAGTTATTCGTCGATCCCTGTGTGTGACAGGCGTCTGGCTGGTTCGCAAGGTGACCGACATGGCAAATGCTCTTGCCCGTCGTCCAGGAGTCCTACTGCAAGACAAAAAAATTAGTCGAAGGCTATCTGTTGATTGCCAAAAAGACACAGGGTCTTCCGGACAAGTCCGGCGTTCCTCCAGCGCTGCAGTCTATTCAGGTGCGCAATTCGATTCGATTGACCGCTCTCGTTATCGATCTGCCGGCATACGTCTGCTTGCCCGGACGCTACTACGTAGACGGCGAGTTCGACCCGGACAAGGCGTATGTGCAAACCCTGGCTCAAGGTCGCGATGCGTATATGCCTGGCGCCGTAACGGATGTCCTGCCTGCTCAAACGAGCCCTTTGACCCGAGCGCTGGCGTGGAAAGTGCTGGACATCGGATCTGCGCCCAACGGGACGAAGCTGGCGACCCGGTTCTGGGGTTGTGCCCAGCCGTTTCCGGGCGCCGGCTGCATGTACGGGTACGGTGCTGTTTATCTGAGCGATCCTACCGATCGAAATGCCCTGGGCATGGCGCTTCCCTCCGACCCGTTCGTGTATAGGCTGGACGTTTTCACGCCAACCTATGCCCGCCTGCAGAAGACGGATAGCGGAGAGACGCTGATTCCTGAGAATCCCACCGCGCTTCCGGCGTCGTGGAGCGTACAGATCCCCGAATCCGCCATAACGGGCGCTGACGCGTTTGTCCGGATCGACATAGACCGAGAAAACGTTCCTGCTGACGATGATGGCGTGTACCAGTATTGGGAGGCAATGCAGTACCCGTGGGTGACGTTCTCGCCGCCGCGCGAGTTCACTGACGACGATGGCAACACCGGTTACACAGTGTATGTGTGTGCTCAGGTGGTTTTTGAAAAGGGTGGCCCCTACTACGGAGACGAGGACAACCCTCTGGTCACCTACAACGAAGTGAGCAATATCCCGGCCGCGGGCGCTCGAGGCCTTTGGGTCGCGGAGCTCAGGGTGATAAACGGAGAGGCACAGATCGCGGAACAGGTCAGGTATAGCGGGCTTGACGATGATGATGTAAGGCGCCAGCCCTGGACATCGGTCTACACCGACCCTTTCCACTTCACGGTCTACCAAAGCAACGTGACCTACAAATCAACCCCGGTAACGCTAGACAGCGGCACCATGGTGATGGGCGTCTCTTCGTTCGTCACCCGAAAGCAGGAAGGCGCGGAAGCAACGCCGCCTATACCTCCCGAAGAAGGTTTTTGGATGTTCTGCGACATCGTGCGAGTGAAGGAGGGGGTGATGCGTCGTCACACCGTCTCCACGACCAAGGTCACCCGCATCCTGAAGAAATACGACGACGGCGATTCGCTTTACGTCGGGGGCGTGACAGCGTTCGACGCGGGCAACGATGAGAATCGCTGTGTGATAGGCACGGCGACGGATGGAAAGGTGGCTGTGTCGATTGTGTTCTCTGCATTCCGTCCCGAAGACAGACCTCGGATGCGCGTCATTGTGTCTACCGACTCTGACGTCAGTGTCGAGTATGACGGCATTCCTGATTTTTCCATGATGATGGGCTCGGGCGGAGACGAAACAGTCGCCGTGGGTTACATCGACGCACCTACGAATCCGACTGAGCAGAAATTCTGGTGCTGGATGACGAGCGACAATCAGGTCGCCTACATGGGCAATGGGAAGTTTTGCTTCTATTGCTCCACGTCCTGGACGACCCCGTCAGCTGATGTTGCAAAATTCATCGTCTCTGCCAATCTCGCGATGGCGGTGTACGACCGAACGGCAGCAAGTACGTCGGTTCAAGGTGTGATCGATCCTGAGCTAACCACCTCCGGCACCACGACGGGTTTCG